CTTATAACCTCTTCAGCTAAAGTTGCTTGAGTCCAGTCTTTCTTTAATCCATACTTACCTTTACTTATTTCAAATATTGAACCTTCTAAGATAGGGTGTATACTTTTAAAAGTAGTGTTAAGATGTTCTATAGTTATCTTCTGTTCTTTTGTACCAGACTTTTGACCTAAATAAGTACGAAGTTCTGTCGCTAAGTTTCTAGCTTTTAACTTAACACGTGAAGCATCTTCACCCGCTTGCCAAGCACCTTGGCGTTCTATACCTAAATCTCTACCCCAGTTAGTTGCAGTCCGGATCATATCCTGACCAGCTTTAGAATTAACAGGGATATCCTTTTCTGCAAGTATATTATATGTAAGAGAAGCAAAAACACTTGGAGCTAAAGATGGAGTCAACATAGTACTACCATCTTTAAATCTTGCATTCTGTTCTAACCAAGAAGTAATAGCATCTCTTTGTTTTTTAAAGTCTTGTGCTTCATAATTATGGTAATGAGGATTACCGTTACCAGCACGTACATTTATTTCTTTCTTTGTTATAGGGTGTAATAGTTTCCCATCATCACCACGTCCTATACTTGCTTCAAATGCATCTTTTTCAATGTTTTTGATCTGGTTGATTAATTCATCACCAGCATCTTGAAGCCATTCAGGATTTGATTTACGTATAAGATCTTGAGCGTCTCTATATTGTACATAACCATATAGACCTTGTGCTAATGCTGTATAATTTTTTACTCCAGTAGTAGAGAAGTCTTGCCAAAATGCAGCTGTTTTACCAGCTTCTTCAGCTTGACCTCTGATATTCTCTACTGTTCTAGCAGCGGTTACTTCTATTGCATCACGCTTCTTTCGGTATATATCTACCTCTAGGTTTCGATTAATCCGTGCTACTTCAGATCTAGTAGCTTCATTTGCTCGTAGATCTGATATGTTTTGTTTAGCTTGATCTTCTTCTTGTTTCTGTATACGTTCTATGCCCGTAAGCTTATTTTGGTTTGCTTGACGAATACGATCTATAGATATTTGTAGAGAGTTTCCTCTGTTTTTAAATCCTATATCTTGCCCGTAGGTCTTATATTTAGATCTTGAAATTTTCATTGTTTAGTATTTTTTTAGTTACTATTAACCATCCCAATCATATTTACCTGCCGCAATTCCAGCAAAATTACCTACTGAACCAGCTATACCAGATATTGTACTACCCCAAACTCTTTGTGCAGCAGCGTTAGGTGAAGACATAGCTCCTAGTACTGGTTGAGGTCCAAAGTCATACTCTCCTAATGCTCTAGGATAAATAAACTCACCTCGTGGTGTTGCAAGAGGTTGTAGTGGCATCGGTAATACACCGGGATCTAGCATTCTTGAGGCATATGCAGCTAAGTCAGCTGACGCCTTGTCCGTTGCAATCTCTTGAAATACAGCTCTAGCATTTCTACCTGCACTTGAAAAGGCTTCATTAAGTTGTGCTATTTGACGACCAAAGTCTGCAGCTGTAACTTGATAACCTTTTACAGCACTTCGACCTTTAACACCTTTAGCTCTTAACTCTCCTTCTACAAGTAACTGATTTAAGTATGCTTCTTGTGCATCAAATGATTGTTCTGTGCGTATTTCTTCTAGTTGACGTGTTTCACTTTCGTAAGCTGATTTAGCTGATAAAGCGTTTAAATCTAATTGGGATGTATATACCTCTTCTGATCTTTGAAATTGTTGTTCGTTTGATGCTTGTTCTAGATTACGTATTTGTAAGTTACGCTGATATGTTAATGCGTTCATCGCATCTTTGTAATCAGCAATTCGACCTTCGTTACGTTCTTTAGCAGCTATCTCTTGTATTGCAAACTCTCTATTTGCATATATTGCTTGTTTATCAAGCTCCCATTTTTCTATGTCGTATGCGTATCGACGTTGAGCAGCTTCATTATTTAGTTCAGCTTGTTGCCTAGCAGCCTCAGCAGACTTTTGACCTCCATAAACTTGTCCACCTACGGATGCTCCTATACCGGCTCCAATAAGTGTTCCGTATGTAGCTATACCACCTGCTGCTACTGCTCCTACACCAGCTCCTACTGCTCCTAATGCGAGTACTGGTAATATCATATGTTATGTTCTCCTATAAAACTTCGGTGAGTATTGTCCTTCCCACATCATAGAGTTTAATGCCACGGGGAATGGAGAATCATTAAAAAGTCTTAGTTGGAAGTTATCTGTTTTTTGATGTATTGGTAATGAGAATATAGTCTCTCCTGTTAACGCTATATCATTAGCTAAATAATTATCAGCTTTAGCAGTAGGGTTTAAACTATACCACTCATCTAAGTATATTAATATTTTCACACCATTAGCAGGTGCAGAGCTAAATGTAATTTGTGTATCTCCACTAACTGTAAAAGCTGTAGTAACAACACCATCTAATTTAACTTTAATTTGATCACTGTCTATATATGATAAATCTTCGTCAGCCCAACTAAATATTGTAGTTGACCCGTCTCCTGTATATTCTTTTGTACCTTGTCGTATACCTTCAGATTTTAACTTGAATCCCATAACTCCAGATAATCCAACAGCAAAGTTCATACGAGATATAGTTAAACTAGCTGTAAAATCTGTCTGTTTCATCTCTTCATCTAATCTAAAGTAAGTTTTAGGTAATATAACATCAAAGTCATATTTCCAACCTATAATAATATCACTTGATATACTGGTTAGATTTTTAAGAGGTACTTTAAAGTATGTACCTGTACCATCGGAAGCTATTGTAGGGGTAATAGTAAATCCAGATTCAATAAACTGACCTGTAGCTGTTGTACCTTTGATTATAAGTACTGGACTTAATCCTGTAACATTGTTCCAAGGGATATAACACTTAGTAAAATTACCTGTACTATCATAAGCCACAGAACTAGGTGCAGCGTAGAGGTCAACACAGGGATTAATCTTTTGTCCATCGTTATTAACAATAATAGCATCTTCTGGACTCTGACTAAGACTTACTTTAGATAATGTAAATTGACTACCTTGTTTAGTAACTGCTAAGAAGTCATCAGAGTCAATGGCAATAGCTTGAGTTGTCCCCGGTAATTGCCAGTTAAACCATGATTGAACTAGAGTTTCTTTACCATCACTATATGTACGATAGAAGTAAACCTTATCACTACTCTGATCAGACATAGCTATAAACTGGTTCTGAGGACTAGCTATAAGAGTATCTACAGACTCTGGTATCCATTCGTTTACAACACGTCCTACGTCAAGTACCTGTGGGTTCTCGTCTTGTCCTCTAGTAAGCATACCAAATACACGTGTGTAACTTGGAGTCTTACTTACGAAGTTAATGTTAGTACCCATGTCTACTGGATCTATAGCTTCGTCTACTTCATAGTTAGAAATAGTACGGATAGTTGTAGTTGTAGGTGTTAATACACCACTAGCAGAACTTAATAGAAACTGTTGGTTCTTACTAAATAGTACTAAACCCTGTGTAGTTGGTATAACAGCATGTAAGTTAGCTGGTCGTATAGTAGATGCACTGATATCTATAGGGTCAGCATCTGTAATGATCTGAGCTGAAGTATGATAGAAATTAAAATACTTAGCAGCCTGACTCATAGACACATTATCATTAGATAAGAAACCTAATCTGTTACTATGGAAGAATGCTTCTTGTATTTTATGTCCTACAAAACTAGGATGAGAGTTTGTATTATCATCACCTACTTCTCTATCTGTCCAACTAAATTGTCTAAATGTAAAAGTATTTAAAGCTGTATTAACTAACTCATGTGGCATAGTAGCACCATCTAACCCCGGTGATTTACTAGGGTCACGTGCTTCTTTCCAGAATCCTGTACCAGAGATACCATTATCAGCTACAAATTTAGCAAAGTAAGTATCGTTTGGAGATGCAGTATTAATAACTTTTACTACGTGATCTTGGAAAGACTGTAATGGTAATTGAGCTACATTATCTACTTGATCTTGGAATACAGCTAATTTATTGTTTAGTGATCCACCTTTACAAGTAATACTAAATGCAGTTCGTGTACCGCTAACAACTCTATCTAATTCAAGTGTGCCTTGATATTTAGTAACTGTTAAACCTGAAATATTAAGAGCATCAATACCATTCTTAAGTGTTGTAAGTAGACCATCATAAGTCTCAGTACTACTTGTAGTATTTGTTGTAAATGTTTGATCTGATGCACCACCACCTGCGTTTATAGTAACACTATATACAGAACTAGCAGCTGTATCAGTAAGAACAAGTGTAGCTCTAGTCTTAGCAATAAAAGTAGGATCAGCTTGCTTGGCTACAGTTTGTAGATTGTTTACAATAACTGATGTATCTTGTACAGTAAGTATAGAGTAATTGGAGCGAGCACCTGTAAGGTAGTTCACAGCATTTACAGCTGTACTTGTATCCATATTAACAGTACATACAGTACCGTCTACATTCCATATATCTATATCACCATAACCACTGTTAGGTTTAGGAGTAATAACTCCGATATATCTTTCAGTAGTAGTTCTAGCTATGTAGAACCATTTACCACCATCATAGGTTGTACCTGTACCTAGATTTTTAATCCACTTAAATCCTGATCTTTTAGTTAAACCAAAAGTAGGATCAGGGTAAGCATTAAGACACTCTCGGACTTGACCGGGGAGTTTCTTGTCGTCAGATTGTCTAGATACTCCACCGAGGTAGTTGTCAATTCGTTGAGTAACTGCTGGCATTATCTTTGAAGAGCGTGAAAGGGTTGGTAAGCTGGGTAGGAATTGGTTTTGTCATAAGGATGTCCAAATATAGTGAACTGTCCTTGAGAAGTTTCATATTCTAAAGCTAGTGCTCTAGAGTAAGCTTCTTGTTGTACTAACATTTGATGTTGGTTAGTATCTCCTATAATTCTTTGAGACACAATGGTAGCAGCTCTAGCAACTATACTATTCTGTATAGGTTCTGGGATATCTACCCAGTCGAACTCCCATGTAACATCACATTCGACACCATCAGGATGATCTTCCCATGTATATCTGTGATGTATTCTATCATATAATTTACCATCTCTACGTACAGCATCATACTGCATATTAGCAGAGTTCTTAGATAGTTTTAATTGTAATATATTGTTTGCTATAGGAACTTCATTGTTACTATCTGGTGTAAAGACAACATGGAACTCCTTATTAAATGTCCAACCTTCTGCTTGAACTTCACGAGTCACCTGTAACAACGTATCATAAGCAATCGCAACGTCCGGGTTGGTTTGATCTAAGGTGGTTACAGGAGCCTGCCCACATGAGGATAGTATTTGATTTATAGCGGGTAGTTCTTTTGTAGCGTTTGTGGTTGGAAAAGGCATAATATTAATTAAGAAAA